GCGAAAACGAAAACTGCGCGGCTGAGCCGCGCCCGCTGAGCAATAGCGAAGGCTATAATACTGCCGCAAGGCGGCATTTTGCCCGAATAGTGTGGAGATGTGGTGCGACATCGTTGAAGCAAAAATCCATGCCACCGACCAAAGCGCACAAGGGAATCGGAGTACCCGTCAGGTGGTGAGGTTGAAATAAGGCGGCTGCACTGTACGGTCGGTCCGTGGCTTCCGGCGCGGCAACAACGCTAACAACACGAACCTGTCTCCGTTGACGATGAACGCTAACAACTCGCCCTCGAACGCGAACACGAACATCGGCTTCGGCAACTGAAACGCAGTAACGAAATACATAAGCCCTCCAATGCTTGACCTGAGCATGAAGAGGCAGGTGCAGAGCCTCGCTGACGAAGAGAGCGGAACAACGCAGGAAAAGGTGCTAAGACCACCAGCCGACCGCGCAAGAATGAGCGAAGGAAAGGGTAGGCTGCAAGGCGTTCAAAAACCTTGCTATCGGCGCAACAGGTCATAAAGCGTTCAGCGGTTCCCCCGCTGAAAAACAAAGAAAAGAACAATGGGGACATCCACATGGAACAACATCACCACCGGCCTTCACGCTGCTGTATATGACAGCTACATGGCCAAGAGCTCACGCCAACGCGCCAAGCGTGAGGTGGTGGAGGTCATGGCAGATGTGGACGGGTTCTGCCAACGGAAGCAGGCAGAGCTGGCAAGCGGCAGCTACCATGTGGGTGACTATCGTCACTTCCAGTTGAAGGACAAGAAGAAGGAGCGTAGCATCTCTGTACTGCCCTATGAAGACCGCTGCGTGCAGAATGCTATCAAGGATGCCATAGAGCCGCTATTGCTCCGTCAGATGACCGACGACATGATGGGAGGTCTGCCTGGTTGCGGCGTGCTGGCAAGCGACAAGCGGCACCAGGTGGTGGCACGGATGCGGGTGATGCTGAACGACCGCTCGCTGAGGTATTGCTTGCAAGGTGACATCGAGAAGTTCTACGACCATGTGGATAATGTCATCAGTATGCGGCTCATTGAGAAGCAGGTGAAAGACAAGCGCACAAGGGCGGTTATCCGTCAACACCTCTTCAACCAGAAGCGGCTCGCTATTGGTGATCCATTCAGTCACCTTATCGCCAATCTCAATACGTCGGTCATTATTCGCAAGGCAAAGGAGTTGTACGGCAATAGCATCAAGGTGGTCAATTTTGCCGACGACTTCATAGCCTTCAGCAGAGACAAGACAATCCTCAATGCCCTGCGGAAAGATATGAAGATATGGGCAAAGGCGATGCGGTTGCATTACAAGCCGATGTACGTGCGTCCCATAGACCCGCAACCAGGAAAGGAATACAACCCTATTATCTTCTGCGGCTACAAGTGCGGGCGTGGTTATGTTCACCTCACCCCGCGCACTAAGAAACGATACGTCAAGACCCGACACAAGGAACGCAGTATTGGCTCCTATCAGGGCATTATCGGCGTGGCTGACACGAAACATCTGAGACTAAAAGTACAAATTAACGATAACAAAACTATGAGCGAGAAAATCAGGCGACCATTTGCAGGACGCCCCATGAAGATAGAAACGATGGAAGGTATCAACCACACCATTGTGGACTTTCAGAAACGCAGCAGCAATCAGAAGGACTGCGACAGTTACTATCACATCCAGGCACTTGCCGACGGGCTGGGGCTAATAGTCTATTCGACGGGCGCACAGAAAATCTGCAAGTATCTCGACACCAAGAGAAGGACGGACATCCCATTGCGTGACATGAAGATAGTGCACGACTGGAGTGGATTCTACTACGATGGCACCGTATATACCGATGCCGAGGAAGAGGAAATGATTCGCAAACAATTTAACATATCGAAATAATATGAGACAAGAACGATTTTCAGAGCCTCACAAGCAAGGCTTGATGAAGCTCACTGGTGACAACACAGGACTGGTGTACTGCAACGAGCGCACCGAAGTAGTAACCGACGAAGAGGGCAACGAAAAGACGGAGTACGTGTACGACGTGTACGAGGTCACAGATGCCCGCGACCCTCACAAGGTGAAGAATGAGGTGATAGAGAATGAGCACCCCTTCGGCGATGAGACGAAGATACTGCGCAAGACCATTGCCAAGATGCTAAAGGCATCAGGTCAGTATAACAGCGAGGACTTCCGAGAGTTTAAGCAATACAACGAATTTGTCGAAAGCATCGACGTATAGCCAAACGCAAATAACACTCCTATCATGTTCCATACTCTCACACACACCTATGACAAGCTGTGCAACATCCTGCAACGCCCCGCAGGATGGGCACTTGGCATCCTATTTGCCATCGCAAACTACTTTGAGGGACACTCTTTTGTCGTATTCCTCGTCGTCGCTGTCACACTCATTGACGCGGCCTGGGGAATAGCGGTCAGTATTCATCAAGGACACTTCACGCTTTCAGAACTCCTGCGGCTCACCATTGCCAAACTCGGCGTGTACGGTTCAGCCCTCTTTGTATTCGTGGGCCTCGACAAGTTCATGAACAGCACCATCACCACATCCGTCGTCGCTGGTGCCATCGTCCTTGTGGAGTTTTGGAGTTCCTGCGGAAGTATGCTGATTCTCTTCCCCAACTTTCTCTTCCTCCGTTTATTGAAGAAAGCCCTCACGGGAGAGATAGCAAGCAAATTGAACATTCCCGAAGAGGATGTTGAAAAAGTGTTGCGCAATGGATAAGGTACTCGGATTCTGCGAAATTGATAAGGTGCTTGGCTTTTGCACAATGGATAAGATAGGCGGTTTCTTGATGATAGCCTTTCTCGTCTGGCTCATGTACGAGGCATACAAATATGACAAGCGAAATCACGGATAAAATCCTTCTTGCTGCCTACACGCTCGCGCTCTGCGCAATGTTTTGGGCGTGGGCAAAGGACAAGGAATAAATAAGAAAAATATGAAGTACTTTACTATTACTGAGTTGACAAAAAGCTCGACGGCTCAACGGAAAGGCATCAAGAACACACCCAGCGATGAGGTGCGCAAAAGCCTCACGGCCCTCATTGAGAAGGTGCTTGACCCTCTCCGTGAAGCATACGGTAAACCTATAGTTGTTAATTCGGGTTACAGGTGCCCAAAACTGAATGCGGCTGTAGGAGGTTCTGCTTCCTCTCAGCACGTCAAAGGAGAAGCAGCCGACATCAGGAGTGTGGCCGACACGCCCGAAGAAAATAAGAAGCTCTACGACCTCATCGTGAAGTTGAAACTCCCCTTTGACCAACTCATCAATGAGTATAATTTCGATTGGGTGCACGTCTCGTTCGGTCCTCGGCATCGACGCCAACGATTGAAAGCGGTAAAGAAAAATGGCAGGACATCTTACATTCCGGCATAATCTCATAACTGACAGCGGTCAGTCGATTCTTTCATATACGTTTAAGGTTAATAATAAGATTAGTGTTTTTTCACGGTTGGCTAACCACTTGGGAAAGCCGTTAGCCATTTTCAACTCTTAAAAAATAAATGTTATGACAAACTTTGCAAAAAAACACCCAAACATCGCCTCCGTAGTGAGCGTGATTTTATTCTTTGTGTTCATGGCTGTGCTTTCCGCCCTGACGGGATGCAAGAGCTCGCACCAGGTAGTGACCGTCGTCACAACAGACACGCTGCATGTGTACCACACGGACACGCTGAAGGTGGTGCACAATGATACCATTCGGGAAGTAATAACCAAAGTGGTGCATGACTCCATCGTTAAGGGGACGATTATCAAGGAGGTGGTGAATGAATTGGGAGAAGTAATCCATTCGGAAAAGGAGACCAACAGCGAAGTGTGGCACAACAGCGACACCAATTCATCCCTCATTCAGCATACCGTTGACAGCATCCTTCAAGTCAAGATGGATTCTATCTACAATTCCAAGTACAACGAGAAGCCTGTAATTGTTGAGGTGGAGAAACCTACGCCCTGGTATAGGAAGGCTTGGAACTGGATAGTAAACAGGTTTGCCCATCTGATGGGTACTTTGGCTTTCTTCTTGCTCCTGTATTTCTTGCCGGATATTCGGAAGGTTATCGGATGGATCATCTCAAAAAGAACAAGGAATGACTCCGGAACTTAATTAGCAGGTGCTGAACTTGCCGCTTCACCAAGGACAAAAAAATCCTTGGTGTAATAAATCTCTTACCTTTCATTACACATAAAATGCCCTACAGCATGACCAAGGATTTTTTAACCTTTCTTGCTGTACGGGCATATATTGTTTTTGTGTATGTCGGTTGGTAAGAGTGATGCAAAAGTATGGATTAAAAATTAAATAACCAAATGAAAGCGGCAAAATTATTAAAAATCGGTGCAGAAATTCTAAAAATGATGTCAGAAAATGACCTTAGAGTGAAAGATGTAGAACATTTAGACCTTTATGTTGACTACAAAAATGCACGCAAAAATAAGGTAAAATATAATGCGATTGTCTATGACCTCTCTATACGGTATAATATTTCGGAAAGCACAGTAAAACGCATCATCCGGCGGTTTGAAAGGGAGGTATGAAGGGGGTCAACGGCTGAACCTTGCATTTTGCCTGTTTGTTTGTTCGTGTTTGTTTCTTCTACGATATTTGCCATCGTCATTGCGCATGGCAATAGCAAATCATTTTATTAACAAACACAAACACCAAAGATTATGGCATTAGATTCTAACGACCTGATGATGCTGAAGGAGATGAATGGCAACATGTCTCCATACGAGCAGTTTAAGGTGGGCCACATGCAGTCACGACGCGCTTCTGGAACGTCTATCGGTGCACTGGGCGTCGGCATCGGCGCTGCCGTGTTGGGCATCGGAGCATGGGTGTTCGCTCCTCTTTATGGCAATGCAAAGGCTGCACAGGCTAAAGAGGTGGCTAATGCGGCTAAGGAACAAGCAACACTCCTGGCCGCTGGCACACAGCGACAACTCGACCAGCTCACTAACCTTTTTGCTGCCGAACGTCAAGAACGCATCAACGGAGATTACTCCATTACGCAAACAGTCAACGACACCGTTTCTTCTGCACAGCAGGGAACGCTGACTGCACAGCAGGCCGCAGAACTCGCCGCTTCACAGGCTACACAGCAGGTGATGCAGCAGACTTTTGCGGACGCAGTAACCGGACGTTCTTCGCTGAACGCAACTCCTGTGCAGATTTATTCTGCACCACAGCCTTGTGGCTGCCCCGGTTGCGGATGCAATGGCTAAATCTCTTCGAGGGAATGGTATGCCGGACCTTCCGGCATACCTCTCTCTCTAAAAACACGGCAAAATGTTATGGCTTAATAAGGATAAGGAACGTAAATTGGCTATCATGCAAGCAATAACTCCAACAAGCAAGACCTCTCTAAAAAGACAATGCCTATTTGCAGCAAAAGGAAACCTGAAAGAGGCAAGGGAACTCTATGATTTCTTTGCTGAGGACTTGAAGGACTTACCTGACTGTGACCCAGTTGCACCTACATGGCAGGAAAATGCTGCTAATACCGTGAATGGTATTATGGGATGGCTGAAGGAGAACCAGGGAACGCTGGTGGACGCATACTCGTTTGTGCAGGGCATTATCACAAACAAGGGAGTGCTGCCGGTCATGAACGTGGCGGAGGATGCGGAACAGGCACTGGAGCCAATCAATGAATAAGGCACGGCAATATGGCACAGAATAATGTGAAAAGAATCGCTTTTAATATCTATGCGGACTCTGACGAGGAAGCGGAAAGCGGAAGACAAGCCATCATCATGTTTATCAACATGGTCGGACAGCATGGATATAAGGTCAGCGGAAACAAAATAGCAGAGGCTGTCAATAAAATGAAATCTAATCATTTTATTGCAACACAAGTAATCAATTTCTTTAAAAGGTAAACTATGGCAGACAACGGAACAACGGCAACGAATGCCCAGCAAACATCACACTGCACCGGGGATTGCAGGAAATGTATGCCAATACAGAGAGCTTACTGCTCGTCTCAAATTGCTTACAGCAACATGAAGTTGCTGGATGCACTCACACAGTCTGTGGCAGCGCTTGACAATTCTGTTAAAATGATTCAGGCAAAAGTGGAGGCAATTCAAGGCAACGAGGCGCTTCTCTTTGCTCCATCGCATACAGATAGTTTGCCAACACAACAAACTCAAGAACAAGAGGGTCACGTATGCACCGATGCCATCGGCGCAGAAACTCCATCTGCAGAATAGGCGCACCGCCATACCCCATCGGATGAACATACCATAGCGCAGAGTGGGAGGCGGCGCAGAAAATAGGCCTCCAAAAACAAACAAACACAAAGTAATATTATGAATTGTAACAACAACGGAAAGACATTTGTGGTAAGTCTTACTACGGTGCCAGGCGGCACAGCTGCCAATGCCAACTATCTGCTGGCGCTTGAACATTACACTTGCGGGAACCGCAAACTCTGCACACAGGAGGTTTTCCCGGTTACCGCTGACTTGAAAGCACAGGTGATTGGAACGCCTGTCAGCGTGGGCAACGGTACATTCTGCTGCGAGGTGCTGGTGAGTGGAACCGTCACATACATGCCTTACGTTTGCGGATGCAACTGCAACGTGTGCCCTCGCACGGAAAATATCCACACAACTATTTGCGTGCCTTGCTCATCAGCAGCCGTGCCTACCCTTGCCATCGGCGAGAGTGTGGCTACGCCTACTAACGTGCAGCCTTGCTACAACCTTACAAACGCAGTGGCCATCACCACTTCGCTGAATGTAACCACAGCGTAAGGCATGATACAGTGGGAGGATATTGCTATGCTGGTGTTTGCCTGTGTGTCAGCAAACCACCTCGGGCTGATCGAGGCAATGGAACGTGCTATACGGCACCGCATCCCCATTGCCAACTGCCCTAAGTGCTTCACATTTTGGAGCGTGCTGTTCACTACCTACTTGACAGGCTGGAATATGATAGCAGCATTGGCAATATCTTTCCTCTGTGCATACCTTGCCATTTGGCTTGAACTATTGATGGCTTTCATTGACTTAATTTTTCAGAAACTCTATGAAACGATTTATCCCAACACTGGCACCGACGAGACTGCCACAGACAGCAACAATGATTTTCCCGACCGCACCATGCCCAACATGCCAAAAAACTAAAGGAAGAATGAGAAATGCAACAAAGAAGTGAGGATGGACTACCGCCCACAAACCGAGGAGAAACCTACAAAACAGCAAGGTAATTGCTGTCAAGAAACTGCACCACCCTTCTGCCCCACCCCTGCGTCCAGCGGTTTTCCCGCTGGCCCTCTCTCCTCCCTCTCTCCTCCCTCTCGTCTTCGTTTTCGTTTTCGTTTCTTCCCCCTGCGCTCAACGGTTTACCCGTTGACCCAACTCCCAATCACCGCATCCTCACACCTTCGCATTATCACATCTTCACATTTTAGTATTTCTACATTCTTACATCATTATATTATCAATCTTTCAAATTATCAAATTATTAAATTATGAAAACTCCTGAACAAATGAAAGAGCAGTTTGACGAACTGTACAACCTCATGTCGAACAGCAACAATGTTGCTTTCATGCGCACGTTTGGTCATGTGCACAAGGAAATGATGAACTGGTTCATCGCTAACAAGCCCGAGGCGGCAGAGGAATGGTTGTGCAAACTGGAGAGCATCAAGTGGCATAACTATCTCACGCAGAAGGAAGCGGACAAGATTGTCGCAGGAATGACCCCTAAAGCGCCATGGAGCCGAGACGCATGGAAACAGGCCATGGACGGACTTGGCATCTCAACGGAAGAGGCACCATACTATAACTCTTGTGCGCTCTATACAGAGATGAACAAGATGTATAGCGACCATGCCGAAACCTTGGCTAAGTTGATGGGCAAGACCATTGCTGAAATTCCAGCCGAGACAATGGTCAAGGCCATGTACGGCTTTGCCATTGACAACTTGAAGGACAAGGACCACGTGTACAACATCCGCTCCTACTTCAAACTCTAACCACACATCTCCTACTTGCGTATGACGGTTTACCCGTCACCCCAGCACCCACACACTTGCCGTGTAATTCGG